CCTAAAGGTGTAAAATATGCATGGAAGTTTATAGCCAATCATGACACACTTATGGCAGTTGATGAGAGTACAACTATAAAAAACCCAACAGCAAAACGTACAAAAAATATAGTTAAGATAGGAAAGTATTGTTATTATCGTAGAATTCTTACTGGTTCACCTATAACTAGATCACCTTTAGATATCTACACACAATGCCAATTCTTAGACCCAGCATTACTGGGTTTTAGTTCTTATTATTCGTTTAGAAATCGTTATGCATTGCTCGTAGACAGGAGTGCAGGTGGTCGTTCCTTCAAACAAGTAGTCGGTTTTCAAAACTTAGACGAACTAAATGGATTAATGCAACCTTTTAGCTATCGTGTTCTAAAAGAAGATTGTTTAGATTTACCAGATAAAGTCTACACTCGACGAGAGATAGAAATGTCTCCTGAGCAAAAAAAGATATATAAAGAGATACAGAAATATGCTATATCAGAACTGTCCGTAGGTACAGTTTCTGCTTCTTCAGTAATTACACAGATTATACGTTTGCATCAGATTGCCTGTGGTTTTGTATCTACTGACGACAGTGTAGTTACAGATATTAAAAATAATCGCACTGAAGAATTAATGCAGATACTAGAAGAAACAGAAGGGAAAGCGATTATCTGGGCAAATTATCGACATGATATAAACAGAATTTATAGTATGATCGTAAAAGAGTATGGTGAAGAAAGCGTAGGAACATATTACGGAGATACTTCGGATGCTGATCGAGAAGATTTAATTACAAAGTTCCAAGATAAAGATAGTCCTCTACGTTTTTTCGTAGGTAACACACAGACTGGTGGTTATGGTATTACGCTAACTGCTGCAAGCACTGTTGTTTATTTTTCTAACAGTTACGATTTAGAAAAGCGTTTACAATCAGAAGATCGTGCTCATCGTATCGGTCAGACGAATAAAGTTACATATATTGATATAGTTTGTAAAGATACAGTAGATGAGAAAATTGTAAAAGCGTTAAGAAGTAAACTTAATCTAGCACAAACAGTTATGGGTGAAGACAACTGGAAAGACTGGTTATAGTCATACACACAAAGACTTTACACTTAGCTATAGCTTAACAACTACACAAAAACCAACGCACACACGCGAGTTTTTATCCTTTTAGTCCTTTTATCTTAGCTTCTAAGGTGCTTATTTTATTTTGTAGTTTTGTAAGATTTTTTACAGACATTAAACTTCCTTCTTGATTTAATTCACTTTGTAAATCTACAAGATCCCTGTTTAATGAACTAAGTAGATTGTCTACTTCGTTTACTTGTGTACCTTCTATACCCACTTTTCTAAGGCTAACTAAGTACTCGTCATTACTTATGGGAACAGAACTAAAAGTAACTTTTTCACCATTAAGTGTGCCTTCTAAACGAACAGGAACATCAAAACGTTGATTAGACAAGAAGTTATCGCCTGTTACACCAGCGTCTTGTAGATCTCTTACTATACTGTCTATGGTTTCTGCTCCACTTACATTATTAGTACCTTTGACAGTAGCAGAAATTCTATTAGTACCACTAAATGTGTCAGAAACTTGTCCTGGCAAACGGCGACTACTGAGTATTGGTGAAAGTGTTTTAAGAGAAGCTTGTTGCATTGTTCTATTTTCTTGTACTTCACGTGCTATACGATTTCTGTTTTCAAAAGTTGTCCTAGATTTAGCTATCTCAGGACTTAACTCATTTCCTCTAGCAACGTCATCAGCATAATCTGCTAACCTGTCTTCGTTAGAAGCTATAAATTCATCTAACTCAGAATCACTCATGTTTTCTATGTTTTCTGTTTGTTTTTGTTTTAAGGTTTGTGTTTGTGTCTCCATTCTACTTCCTCCGCCAGTCATGTTACCTGATCCTTTGGAAAAGTAAAGGGGTACATCGACACCTTCAGGAGTTACCATAGAACTACGCTCGATAGAAGGAACATTTTCTCTCATGAACTGTCCTATTCCAGAAACAGCTTCGTTACCTAAATCTGTAAAAGTTTTTCTGTTTGCAGCTGCAGCAACTGCTGGTGGTAAACCTGCCAGAGCAGCAGTAACTCCGCCAGCAACAGTTTCTCCTTTATCTACCATAGCTTTGGCATCGCCCATGAGCATACCTGATTCTAATAAACCAGAACTTAATGCCATTCTAGGAGCAACTGAACCACCACCTGATAAAATCATTAATGCTTTATCTGCCATACCCAAGTCTGCCATATCTAACATGCTTTCACGCATAGGTCTAGATAAAGGTACGTTTATATTGCCTTCTTCGTCTCTAGGTAGTTCTGATCCATATTCTCGTTGTAAAAACTCTAAGTATTTATCTTCTTCGCTTTCACCTAATAATCCTTCACCAAGACGTTCACCTGTTTCACCTAACGCTTGTTGTAGTCTAAACCTAGCTTCGTCTCTCCACGATCTACGACCTCCTGGTGGTTTTAATTCTTGTGCCATATTAACAATTCCAGTCTCTACGTGCCCAGTAGTTTGCACTACATCTATCTGTTGTTCCACTTATACCACCACTACGAGCACAGTAGCTTTTCTTTCTACTCTTGTCTCCAGGATGTTTACCTAATTTTTTGTCACCGAAAGTTATACGTTTCACTCTACCACCATCACTGCTACAGCCTTTGACAAAAACTTCTTTTCGTTTCTTACCATAGCCACCAGCACCTTTCGGTATCGGTCTTGGTTTATTGAGTGTTACTTTTTTACCTTGCCATTCTGCCATTATTTACCTACCTTTGACATAGCTTTTTTATGAGAAGCTGTGAAAGAAGCACCTTTTTTCATTTCACTTTTCATAAAATTCATATGCTGTTTAGTGTGATGTTTTTCGTGTTTGTTTAAAAGTTCTTTTTGTTTTTTAGTTAATTCCATTATCTTTCTCGTGTGTTTAACATAGGGTCTCTAGCTGCAAAAGTTGTAGGAATCTGTGTATCAAACACAGGCATACTGTTTTGCGGTACAAGGGTTTCTAATCCTTGAGGATTAACCATAGGTAAGTTTAGTGTTTGTACTTCAGGTGTAGAAACAAATTGTTCTTCTATTTGAAATGGTGTTACATATGGATTTGTCAAACTCAGTGTGTTTACTTGATCTAATATAGGATCAGGTACAGACTTGTATGTTACTGGTGTATCAACTACTGGATCAGGTTCTGTCACAACTGGGGGTGGATCCATAGGTATGACACCACCAGAAATTAAACTGTTTCCTGTGTCAACAGGTTGATTTTCTGCAGCTTCTTCATCTGCCATACCTATTGCTCTTTCATCTTCAGAACTCATGCCAAGTGTCGATGTTCCAACAACCTCAGGAGGTGTCATTATCCAGATACCTAAATCTGAGTTAAATTCAAAAAGTCCTGAAGCTATAGCTTCTTGTTCGTTTGCGTAGCCAAATGGTTCCCACCAATTTGTAAAACCTCCACCTGGTGGTGGACCTGTAACATTATCATCGTCATCTGGTGGTGGATCTGTAACATTATCATCGTCATCTGGTGGTGGATCTGTAACATTATCATCGTCATCTGGTGGTGCGATTACACCAGCATTTACCAATAATTGATTAAAAGCGTTTGCCTGTTGGTTGGCTAAATTTTGAGCAGGAGTACTTACTTGACTTGCTCTTGTTCTTTGTTCTGCAGCTTGAGCTTGTATATCTGTAGGAGGAGAATATGTATTAACAAGAGTTTCTATACCTGTGTTATACTTAGGAGGAGGAGGTGTATATGCAGGCATTTGTTGAAGATCTTCATAATCACCATACTGTTGGTTATTAAAACCCATTGTTCCAAAATTAATTCGTGACATTACTTTTCCTCATCTTCATAATTATTATAATCTTCATCATTTAAACCTAAAAGTCCATTTTGTAGTTCTAATGTCATTTTTTCTAATTGATCAGGATCTACAGTAGAGTCTTCTGCTGCAATCTGTGCTATTATGTCAGCACCTAGTTGACCAGCAGCATAACCTGTTGCTCTGACACTAGGGTTTTCTATCATAGTCGTTAAATAACGTATGCCTGTAGGACTTGCTAACACCTTACCTAATACATTTAATTTCACTAATGTAGACACGTTTTGTAAAGGGTTAAGTGCTACTTGAGCAGCAACTAAACCACCTGAGAACGAACCACTGCCTGTTGTTATAAATGCAGCTTTTTCTGCAAATCTTTCTAATGCTTGTGTAGTTTCAGCACCGAATGCTGCATTTAATCTTGCAGGTTCAGCACGCACAGCTTTCAACAGTCTCTCACCATTCAGGACTACACCAACAGGATCTATTTTAGTTGTATCGTACACGTTATCTATAAGATTTACCATATACTTTTGCCTAAACTGTTCAACGACTTCAGGTGCTTCTCTACTGTAGTAGTTTATAAAACCAGCTACATCATCTGAACTAGCTTTAGTGGTGAGCCATGGTATAACTTCTTCAGGTGAAAAATTACCTATCTGTTTATTAAAATTAGCATCTAAAAATTTAAACTGTTCGTCAACAGTTTTAGTGTATTCTTTAACAACATTTGTAAACTCACCCATATTACCAGAATCTAGTGCTTGTTGTAGTGAAGTCTTTATTCTTACAGCTTCTTCTTTAGGTATAATTTTTTGAGCATTGTTTAACTGTTCGAGTGATCTTAATAATGTAGGTGCTCCATCTTTGTATAAAGCAGGATAACTGGTGCCTAACGCTTTTATTTGTTTTAAAACTGAAGAAGCAGAAAAATTACCTTCAACATCTGTTGCATTAGCAACCATAGAATCGAAATGTCCACTTTGTAACATTTTTCTTGCTGCATCTGGGTTGTCAGTAGCGTTTAAAAATTGATTTATTTTTACAGGTGAGTTTCTAGAGATAACTGTAGATATCAATAAATCAGGATCTACACCTTCTTTATTCGTAAGTCTTTTAATTAATCTGTTGTCAAAAACAGCTATCCCTTTACCATATGCACTTGTAGCTTCTTTTAGTTTTGCCAGTCCTGCTTTTGCTCTTTCAGATTCTTGTGTTGTTAACTTTCGTTCAGCTGAAACTAAATTACCATTTGCATCTATGTAACGAACACCTTTTACACCATTACTAACAGCTAACTCAAAACCTTCATTTGCTGCAGCTTTTAACATGTTAAATTGTTTTTGACCAAAACCAGAAAGCATTTCGTCGGAGAAACCTGCATCACCAAACATAGTTCTAAGAGCAGACATGTGTGTAGCACTTATGTTAGCAGGCATGTTAACTATGTCTTGTAAAAGTTGTAAAGTTATTTGACTAACACCACCTACATACTGACCATCAGCAGTTTTAGGTATATCGTTTAATATGTCTTGTGCGTCTCGTTTTAATGCACTAGTAGGAACTACTGCTTTATTGCCTAACAGTTGGTCAGCTTCGTTATACAAAGCAGTCGTTGCATCTTGAAACTCACCATACGCTTTATTTACGTTGCCTGAAAGTTCGCTACCTATGTTTTGTGGTACTTCGCCTGTGCCTACTCTACCAGCTAACGCGTCTTGTTCTGTTTTAACAGCACTTTTTAACGCTTCTAACGAAGTGTCTACAGCAGTTTCTAAAACTGATTTAGATTTTTCTCTTTGAAACTGTATTAATGCACCTAATTGTTCTTCACCTAACTTCGGAAAAACTTTACCCATAAATGGGTCGAATGGTTCAGCACCAACTTCTGTTAAAAATCCATCTATTCTGTCTTGTAGATATTTAACATTAACGACATTCTTTTGTTGATTGTATCCGAATATGTTTTCTACTAATCCTGAAAATCTACCTAATATTGGTCTGCCTGATGCTTTTGCTACATCGGGGATAGCACCTTCGTCTACTAATTCTTTAACTAATGTGAATGTTTCTCTGGCTCCTGGACCAGAAGCTGCATCTACACGAGGAGCATACGTATATGTTTTAAAATTAAATAAACCACGCTCACCTGTAGGAATACGTTTTTCAGCAGGAGAAAAAAGCATTTTACCACCACCGACTAACGCTCTACCACCTAGTTCTGCTGTAGCACCAAGTGCTGCTTCAGTAGCAACGTCTTTTCCTATTTCGCCTAAAGTTTGTTGTTGTAATCCAGCAAGAGTTTCTACTCCCTCTTCTGCACCTTTTGCTGTACCTGCAGCTGTGCCACTAGCCAAAACTGCTGGACCCAAACCTAAGTTTCGAGTAGCAATACTTGCTAGTATCGTTGCTGTTATTTCTGGTGCACTACCAGCAAAATCAGCTATATCACCACGTTCAAAAGTTCCAGGATTATCAATAGTAAGAGGCATATCTCCAGGAGTTCCTCCTAGTTGTTCACGGAACTCTGGCATAATCGCATAGCGACCATATTTATCTTGAGTCCAACCAACACCTTGTGGTCCAACGTTCTTAGTAAGAAAATCTTCTTTTTCACCAGCAGTGTCCATAAAACTTAGACCTCTGCGTAATTTATTATTTGGTAACCCAGAATAATCGAAATCCTTTTCCCGCATACCAGCGAATATTTCTTGAGCAAGATCTTGTGCTTGTGAACCTGCTACTGGCATATCATACATTGGCATACCTGTAGGATCTGTTGGAAAATCGCCTCCTGTCATAAAGTCTCTTCTAGCAGAACTAAAAGCAGTTTCAAACTCTTCGTCAGGTACATTGAACTGGTTACTTAAACGCAGTTGCATGTTTATTAACTCGTTTTCGTTTAAACTAGCTAGAAATGATTGCTGGTTTGCAGCATCTAAACCTATGTATGCGTTGTAGATATCATCTGTAATCAGAGGTTTAATCTTTAATGCTTCTGATACAGGATCTATCGCCATCGTTAGCCACCTTGATTAGTCATGTTTAGTATGTTTTGACGTAACTGGTTAAGTCTTTCTTCTGAGTTATCCTGACCTCTTGTATCTTCTTCAGTCATGCCAGGAGGCAGTTGGTAGTTTTCTAATTTAAAATTTATACCATCTAAGTTTCTATCAATAATGCTCATTATTTCTTTATGTCTAAGTTTTTTCTCAGTAAGATTAGCGAAATCACGACCTTTTATAAAATCTCTTACTAGCTTTCTATCTTGATCACTAAATCTAGCTTCTTTCAGTATTTCTTCTATTAAGTCGACTTCTGCTACACTACTAAAAACTTGTGTAACTGTAGCTTCTATAGGTATGTCGAATCCAGGAATAAGATCAGCAGCAATTCTTGCAGCATTTGTGTCAAACACGAAACCTGCAACACCAGTTACATTTTCAGGAACTGCTTCTAGTATAGCACCCATCTTAGAGACTTTATCTTTTACGTTGTTTAATGCACCTAACCTGTTGACATCTTCTGTAGATGCATAAGGTAGTTGAGTTTTAGCTACATTTAATATACGGACTACTTCTGGGTTATCTAACGGGATACCAAGATCTTCTGCATAAGCTTCAACACTGAACTTAGCTAAAGGAAGACGTTGTTTTAAAATATCTCCTGCTGGTGTTTTCTCATTAATTTTTCGTGTAGTTTGTGAGTGAAGTAACGAATAGTTTCTAAGTTGTTTTATTTTTTCAGGTAAACTTAGTGCTTTTAATCTGTCTCTAAAATCTACAGTTTCCATGATATTTAAATCATTTTGTTGCTGTGCTTCAGTTGTGTTACCAACTGTCGGTGTCCAACTGCCTGCATCTTTAGGTTCTAAAGAACTAAAATTACCAGATGCTTTAAACGCATCTACGCTTTCTGGTGTGTATGTTTCTAACAGTTCAAACATTTTATCTATTGTCATACCACTGCCACTCTTAGCATTTGGTTTTCTTATCAGCACACTAGCGTCTTCTCTACCACCATCTTCATAAGTTTTCACAGAAGCAGGAGTAAATTCTTTTAAGAAATCAAGTGTAGTTGTACCTTTTTCTCCTTTGCCAGGAAGTCGAACTAAGTCAGCGTAATTGTTAGATTTTTGGTATTTAGATACAGATTCTACAGTAAAATCTTTTAATAAATCACCTACGTCTTTTTGAGAAGTTATTAGTTGTAGATCGCTGAGTTTACCAGATTTTTCGTATTTAGCTAAAGATCCAGGTGTTACTTTACCAACTAACCCTACGAGACTTGTTGCTGTTGGTGAACCAGAAGCGAATAGATCTAGTGCTTTTTTCTTTATATCTAGTTCTAGTTTATCTTTGTTCGCTTTATTTTGAGCCCTTTGGTTAAACATAGTCTGAGCAGTTTTGCCTCTAGCTTTTAATATCGCTTGCCTCCAGTCTCCAGGCTCGTTCATCAAGAACGTACCGAACACAGACGCAGGAAGTGCCCAGTTAGGTATAGATTCTGTATTGTCACCATCCGTATACACATCTCTTACAAACTGTTCAACAGCAGGTAAACCACCTGCTTGTATTAAATCTGATATACTCTTATAACCTTCTTCAACTTCAGGTGGCGTTGCTCCTGCTTCATCTAATGCAACTGCCGTTATAGCACGTATACCATCTTCTTCATTACCAGCTTGTGCGTTAAGTAGAACTTGACCAACTTCATCATTAACCAGTTCTCTTACTTGAGGATCTAAATTGTTAGATTCGTTTAAAAATTGTTGAGGGTCGAAACTAAGATCGTTTGAGCCACCTCCTGCGATTACATTAGATAAATCTAAATTTAAATCTGGTAACGCACCTGCTTCAGAATATTGCGTAGGGTTAAATTGTGGTGTAAGCATATCAGTTATACCACCTGTTCCGTCAGATCGAACACCTTGTTGTTCCATTCTTAATGCTTGTTCTAATATTCTAGGATCTATTGCCATTACGTTTGTGCTCCATAGGTTTGACCGACAGCGTTCATAAAGCCACCAAGTCCTGAACTTAGATAATCTACATTAGGTGTTTGAGTCATATTGTAACCAGTAGCACCAGCAAGAGGCGAGATACCTTGAGCAATACCTGAGTACTGTCCTAACAAGTTTTGTGGTAAGTTATACTGACCAACAAAATTTTGGTAAGCTAAGTCGTTGATTGCTTGATTCATACCACGATTCGCTCCACCTACTGAACCTAATAGACTTATATCTTGTCTTTGTAAGTTTCCTAAGTTGTTTCCGATAGCACCCATCTGATTACCAGTTGCTTGTTGTAGTGCACCAGATTGTACACCTGTTTGACCTAACGTAGAGCCATAACGATTCAAAGCAGCACCACCCATTTGACCTAAATTTCCTAAAGTGTTTCCTAAGTTTTGATAAGCAGCACCTGTTGCTGCACCTAAGTTACCTACACCAGATGCAATATTTTGACCAAGTCCAACACGTTGTCCTGTTAATCCTTGTATAGCAGAGCCAAGTCCACTTTGAGCACCACCACGCAACTGACCTAAATTAGCCATAGTTGTACCTAAGTTACCTAAAGTTGTTCCTGCTGCTTGTCCATAATTAGCGAATTGATTAGCTAAATTTTGACCAGCAGTTGCTTGTTGTCCTGCTAAACTACCTAAACCACCAGCAATATTACCGAGTTGACCAGCAGCACCTGCCTGTCTTCTTTGTTGATTTTCAAAAGCAGTTGATGCTTGACCTAACGATTCACCAAAACCTGCTCTTCTAAGTTGAGAAACAGCATCTATTTCCGCACCTCTTTGTGCTTCAGCCAGTTCACCAGCTTGTAGTCTAGATCTTGAACCACCAAATGCACCACTAGCTATCTCTCTTGCTCTTCTGCCTTGATCCGCTATTGAACCTTGCTCTCGAACATCACGTAGAGTTTGTTGAACTACTTGATCTTCATAAGGGTTCATAAATCTAGAGGCAGAAGCAGGATCGAACTCACGAGTAGCACCTAGTGATGTTCTAGCAGCATCTTGTAGTGTACCTCTAGCTGTTAAATCTGTACCACCTAACTGGCTTCCTAATAATCCGTAAGCACCTCTTGCTGTAGAAGTAGCATCTCCTAAACCAGCTAAACTTCTTTCAGCACCCATACCAGCAAGTCTTCCGCCTTGGTCAGCACCTCTAATTACAGATCCTGCTGCATCTCCATATAAGTTTTGTGCTTGGTTGAAACCATAATCTTGTGTATCTTGTAATCCTCTAAGTCTTGTTCCTGCTTCGCCATAACCAGCAATTTGAGAACCAAGTCCTTGTCTATTTAATGCGTCTGCTTCTGCTAAACCAGCTAATGTCATGTCTTTACCTAGACCAGCTTGTGTTTGTTGTGCGGTTAGACCAGCTAAACCTGTTGCAAGACCTGCTTCATTTAATGCACTTTGTCTGTTTAAATAAGGTAAATAACTTCCTATAGCTTGGTCTGCCAGTTCAAAACCAGCAAGTTCTCTTGGGTCAAACCCAGCAATACGTTCTCCACCATAAGTGAAAGGTGTTGCTCCAGGTTGCCCCATTGTAGCAAACTGTTGATTTAACGATTGATTTAATAAAGGGAATAAACCAGCTACTCCTGAACCTTCGCCTCCCCCAGCTAAAAAATCTTGTATGTATTGTGGTGGTAAAGTATAACTTGTACTTGTTTGTCCCTCAGCCATTAGGCTCTCCTCTCAAAATTATTCATCATTTCATACATTTTTTCTGCACCTTGTTTAATACTGCCGTTACCTGCACCACGAACAGCATCTGCAGTCATTACGAATTCGTTATTAGAAAGTTTTGCGTTAACCATGTCATCTTTTTCTCCGCCTGGACCTTGTACATATCCGCCACCCATAAACATACCTCTATCAGAACCTATAAAACCACCATTTGCTGCTGCATAAGCTGGTTGTTCAAATGTTGGGAAAGGTGTAGTTAAACTAGCTAATCCAGGTGTTTCAGGCAATGGACGTCTAGCAAGAGTTCCTGCTAGTAGATCTAACATTTCGTTACCTTTTGTTGTTTGAGCTATCGCAGAATCGTAAGGCGAGCCATTTTGAGGTAGCATAGCTGTATTACCTGCTCGATTGTCTGTTATGGTTGTGTTTGTAGGAGCGTTTACACCTTGTTGAAATGAACGAGCATTTATGTTGTTTCCCATAGGTTGCATACCAGCTATACCAACATTACTTCCTTGAATATTTTGCATAGGTATCGCTCCACCAGAAGTTAAACCTCTGCCCATGTAAGCTGCAGCACCTGCTCCCATTGGTCCACCCATACCACCTTGTTCTTGTGCTATTCCTGTTGCGACATCAAATCCTGTTTGCACAGCCCATTGTTCTAATGGATTTAAACTAGCATACGCAGAACCACCAGCAGATAATACTCCTGGACCGAAAGCATTAGTTCCTAGTGTTCTTAGTACTGTTGGATCTGTTATACCTATCTGTTGTGCAGCAGTTACTGCGTCCATACCACCTTGCATTAATGCTGATACGTCTGCTGCTTGAGCACTGGTTAGTCCTGCATCAACTAATGTTCCTGTACCACCAAACCCCATGCTTCGACTAAAACCACCACCGATGTCTTGGAAAAATCCACCGACACCAGATGTTTCACCAACACCCATAGGAGTCCAATTAGTGCCACTAAAAAACGCACCTACACCATCCCATGCTGCAGCAAACGGATTACTCCATCCACCAGCAGAACTTGCAGCAGTTTTTGCAGCACTTGCTGCATTGCCAACACCTGCCCCTTGTAACACGTTAGCACCACCATAAGCGATAGCCATGTTTCTTAGTATGTCTTCTTTAGGCATAGCAGAAGTTTTAGTTCCTATTCCTGCACCTATAGAAGCACCTACTGGACCACCAATCATGCCACCTACTATAGCACCTATAACTGGACCAGCTTTTTTAACTGTTTTTCTTACACTTTTCCAAGATTTACTTAACCAACCAAACTCAGGTAATCCTGTTTCAGGGTTGATAGACATGACACCAGAACCAACAACATATTGATCCATAGGTACGTCTTCATAATCGAAAGCGTTTTGTAAATCTTTTCGTAAATTAGGATTCTTGTCTAGAATCTCTTGAGGAATAATCGTTTCGCCAGCTGTTAAATGCGACAGCATTGTGTCGCCATTACGACCTTGAGCAGCGAGATATTCAGCAGCACCTGCAATCCCTTGTCTTGGGGCAGTGTTCTGCATTATTTTTTCTTAGATTTTTTGTTCTTTTTGTCTTCTGCGTATTGACCTTTAGACCAGTCTTTTCCTGCTCTAATCGTTTCTCTTCTACTTCTCATTCCAGGCATATTATTCTCCACTTATATGTTAGTTATTTTGAGCAGGCTATTTGCTGTACCTGAAAAGCTGCAGTAATATACTGTACTCTTATCATACTTAAAAACTCCAGAATAATAAATAAAAAACATTGAAATAAAAAACTCCTTTACTTTCTTGTACAATAAAGTATGATAAGTGTATTAAGAAACAAGAAAGGAAAATATTATGAGAGATAAACAAAGATCTAAAGTGTATGCTTGGGAAAACGCAGCAAGTTGGAGTGGTAAGAGTAAAAACGAACTAGACGACACTCAAGTTTTACATATAATCAAACAATTAGATACTAAATTAAAACGTAAGCCAACCACTGTTAGGTTCAGCAACAGGAGACATCAAAATGCAACAGCTCAAGCTTGGGGCAACATTATTACTCTGCCTAGATCTTGGGCAAGATGCTGGTCTGTTGTACTTCACGAGTATGCTCATCTGTTAGCAGATGAGTGTAAACATGGACCAGTTTTTGTAACAACTTTCTGTGCTTTACTTAAAAACTTTCACCCAGATAAACCTACATATAAAGAACTAAGTGCATCGTTGCGAGAGCGTAACATAGACTTTAAATCTTTACAAGACAGCAAGTACGAGAAAAAATGTAAGCGTATAAAAATTACACTAACTAATGCTAAAAAACCTAAAGACTACGATTTTTTAGAAAACACTTCAGTGCGTGTACCCATGGGCAGATCTAGTACATATTACACAAAAGGCAAGACTACTAGAGTCGAATGGATTTTACGTGAGATACAAGATGTGGTACAAGATGTAAAAGGACACACTGAGTTAGGTCGTTTTAGTTCTGTAAAAGCTAAGTATCTAATAGAAAATGTACAAGACTTAACAGTTGGGGATATAAAGTACCTGATTAAAACAGGTAGACTTATAGCAAAAGACTCCTGTTAGAGGGGTAGTTTACCCTTAGTCAGTATAAAAAAAGTCCGTGGAAGCGATTTATGGACTCCGTTTTTTATCCCCAGACCTTAACTTTAGTACCACCCCAATATTCTACGGCATGCCCTTCATCTATAAGCATAGCACAGATATCTTCTCCGTCTATCGTGTGAGGTATGCCAAGAATCCTGCCATACTTACCCTTCCCTAAAGACTTGACTTGAAGTTTTTTACCACATAGTTCTATTAATCTTTCTTTTGCTTTTAATCCTAGTGCTTTTTCTGCTAAGTTTCTAGTTCTAGATTCTGGAGTATCTATACCAGCTAAACGAACACGTTGTTTAGACAGTATTACATCAAAACCTAAATCAATATTAACATCTATCGTATCTCCGTCTATGACTCTGTCTAATGTGCAATTGTAATAAAATGGTTCCATAGTTATAAAGTAATTGTTATATTTCCGTTGGTTTTTACTGATACTGCACCAACTTCAGCAGTAGCTTGATAGCCTTGTGGATTAGATGGTGTGCCTAAATCTACCCAATATTCCCCAGTGTATACTTGTAAGACACCTACTGAAGTATTCCATATAAGTGTGCCTGGATTAAAAAATAATGTATCTCTTTCTGTTGTGTTTATTTGTCGAGTGTTGTCAGGATCGAACTCTCCTAGATTTATTTCAAGAACACGGACTAATCTGTTGTAAATATCTGAAGTTATCTCTGAACCTGCTGCTAACGGAAGACGAGAAGTCAGAAGTTTGCTCATCTTCTGCCATCACCTCTTATTTCTAAACGTGTAGCACCTAATCGCCAGCCTACATCGTTATTAGCATTTGTATCATCGTCGTCAGACTCAAAACGTATAACTGCTTGTCTTGCTCTTGCTCGCATATCCTTTTTCTGTGTTGTGCTACTAAGTGCATCCGTGCTTTTAGTTGATAACGAATCGCCTGGATAATCTCTTGTTTTTAAAACAAAATTAACTTGACCTGTTTCGCTGTTGTTTAAAAAACGTACATCGGGGATTAGTTTACTTATAAATGCAAACTCTTCGCCGTCTCCTATGTCTATGTCTGCACTTTCTATGTAAACATTTGTCATAGGACTACCATCATCGTTGTACCCAAACTCATGTTGGTATAAATAATTATTTGCTGTTGCTCTTGGGTAGTTAACAATTCCTTGGTCTAACCATGCTGTTCTGCTTAAATTTCCATATGTCCAAACATTATCAGCATAGTCATAACACACATAACGATCTATTTCTGTGCTGCTAGAAGAGCAATAAAACCAACCTACTTCATCAAATTGTGCATTACTGAATGCAAAGACTTTATATATTTGTCCTAAATTAATGTCATCAAACACGTAACTATGTACAGAGCAAGGAAGTTTTTGAACACTGCCATTATACAGATAAAAATTATCAGAACTCATCCAAAACACTCCAGGTGCAACATTGATTGAGGCATTTGGGGAAGCTAATCCTGAGCCACTGTTTAATAAATTTAACCCAAATGTGTAAGGTGGTCCAATAAACTGCATGCTGTACAAAGACGTATCAGTCCAGATCAATATTTCTTGTCTTGCTTTTATACTACCAACAATAAGACTACCTTCTGATAGACGTAAACTTCCTGCTGTATTAGTTGTTAAAGGTTCAAAATCTAAAGCATTTTCTTGGTCGCTGAAAGCTATTAACATGGGATCTACTGACCCACTTCTACTGCTTCCTGATATAGGATCAGCACCTAATACTATTAGATGTCTATCTTTTTCAGAAACGATTACTTGTAGTCCTTTTGTCGGAACTAAGTTAGCACCAGATATGTCAGACAAAACAACTGCTCGATTACTTGTACCACTACTCTCATCCCAATAATAGATACCTCCTGCTCTTGGATTCATAACTAAGTCTTCACCAAAATGATCATGACTCCACAATCTAAGTTGATTTGTTTCAGATAATGCTGAGGTTGATCCCCACGTAGATGCTCCCCATGTACCTGCACCCCAACCTGTGCTAGCCACGTATACATCTAAACCCACGTTTATTTGGTATGCTCCATCGACACCTGAGCCACCATTACCACTATCGCTTGCGTTAGCAGTTACAGTTACTCCTGAAGTGTTTACAGCTGTGAATGTGTATGTGTTAACAGAAGGTACTTGTGTTATTTCATACTCTTGGTTTAAAACTGCTGCTGTTACATTTCCTCCTAAACTAACTGCTCCTGATATAGTTACAAAATCACCTACCACTGCTCCATGGTTTGAATCAGTAGCTGTAATTGTTGATGAACCATCCGTTGCAGCAAAAGTAATACCATTCGTTGTAGTTGCTCGGATAGGTGTTATATCTGTATATGTAGTACCACCTTCTTCTAGATAATACTTACTTGTTGTACCAAGACCTAAATATTTTGTTCCTTGTAATTCTACCCAAGCATGTAATGCACGACAAGTTCCTTTAAAGGTAGTCTCATTATCTTTACGCCAGCCACCTATTTTCTGTGGTCTTCCTCTGTTAAACCTAACAAGATTACTGTCGAACCAGCCTCCTTCGCTATCATAAGAAGTTCCTTCTCTATCTATTCCAGGTTTTAGTACAAACTTAGCTAATGGCATTACACATTCTCCCATTCTTTAGCCTGAAAAAGTAATGCTTCTGCTTCCCTTCTTCTAACTAACCCATCAAGAACCTTACCACCAGCTTTATTCCATCGTTTTATTTGTGCAGGAACTTCGTCATACTTACCTTCATTAAGGACTCGTAACAAAGTAGATTCTTGTAGATTTGTTGGACCGAGGTTGTACACCCATGAGCATAACGAGTCAAACTCGCATTGACTTAGAGAAACTTTAACTAAATTTTCTATATATCCTTCGTATTCTAACATTTCTTCTTGTAGTAAATGTTCAGCTTCGTCTTTGTTTATTTTGTCACCTTCTTTGACTTCTTTAGTGTGACCATAACCTATTGTCCACACACCTACACTGTCTTGATAAGCGTCTAACTCACAACCCTCAAATTTTTTAATTAATGCTATACCTTCTTGTGAGATTTTCATGATTAATCTTGTTTTTGCGAAGCACCAAAATAAAAACTGATAATAGCAGAAGCTAGTCCACCTAAATAACCAAGCACTAAATTAATTAAAGCTTCACTGTTCTGTTCTGGTGGTTGGATAGTTACCAAAAAGATATACCCCATAAATCCACCTACTACAAAAATGCCTATGATTCGTGCAGTCCAGTCTTTACCAAATTTTCCTCTTGCATCTTGTATATCTGCTGTTTCTAGTGCAAACAAATCAACATCAAGTTCTTTCATCTTGATTTCAAAATCAGTCTCAACTTTTTTTAACTCAGCTAACTGTTCAGGTGTTGCCTGTTCAATAGCTTTTTGTATTTTCTTAGGTTCAGGATCACAACCTAATACCTCGGATATCATATTAGCTGCCATCCCACCCATTGGTCCACCTAAAGCAGTTCCAAGTGTAGGTGCTACAGCACCAATTACATTTTTAATTAAATCAAATTTCATAGCGTATATATCTCCAATGACTTACTTTTACCTTTTACTTCTATAGGGTTTAATAAGTTTAGCTTAATTTTACAGTTTTGTTTAGTGCTTTCACCTATAATTAAATCTACACCGACTTGTTTAGTTGCACTCTCAAAACGTGCTGCTGTATTAACAGCGTCACCTATAGCTGTGTAATCAAACCTAGAAGCACTTCCCATGTTACCTATAACTGCGTAACCACTGTTTACACCAACTCCAATCTCTACACCTATATCTGCTTCTTTAATATTTTTCTGTATCTCTATTGCTGTAAGAACAGCCTTATGCTCATGTTCTTCTAAGTCGAGGGGTGCATTAAAAATAGCCATCATTGCGTCACCAATGTACTTGTCGACCATACCACCATATTTTTGAACAGCTTCTTGTTGTATTGTAAGAGCCTTATTCATAATTTTAGTTACTTCTTCTGGTTCTAATTTTTCAGACATAGCTGTAAAACCACGCACATCTGTGAATAAAAACGTACAGTATCTTTTTTCACCACCTAGCTGTAATAAATCAGGATTTTTCTGTAATTCTTTAATTTGTCTTGGATCAAGATAGTGTTCAAACTGTTTCTTTATCTGTTGTCTTAGTTTGTATTGCTCTCTAAAACGCAAGTAAAAAGCTACAGTTGTTGTTACAAACTGGCTTATCAACGACCATGTAACATCTACTAAAATATTTTGTTGTATTGTCCAGTAGCCATAAAAAACTGTGCTGCCCATAATCAAAACTGCTGCGAAAACACCTGTAGTTGTACCTAAATATGTGATTAGTGACCAAACTAACAAAACTGTTGAGAATAAAATCAAAAGTTCAACAGCTACAGCATAATCAGGTATGTATGGACTATTTTCTATGAGTATTGACTCTGCGAGTGCAGTTTGTATTTTATGTGGTTCTAGTAAACCAGCAGGTGTAGCAATCTGTGGCATGATTCCTTTTGCTGTAAAACCTACGAACACAAATTTATTTTCCACATCCATTTCTTTTAAATTTGTTTGTGGTGTGTCTACCCAACTTACCCATTTACGACCTAGCGAATCTACAGGAACAGGGGGCAAACCTTTAACTCTTATTTCTTCGAGTCCGTTTTGATTAGTCTTTATAACATATGTATCAGCACCTGCTAGTATTTTAAGAACCTCTGTTCCATATGCTGGTGCCCAACCATCTGGTGTTCGCAACAGTAAAGGCAGTCTACGAACTAAGCTGTCTACATCTGCTCTTGCAACAGCTAATCCTTGACTTGCATTATGCTTTAGTACGTCTATATTTTGTACAACTCCTTGAGCTTCGATGCCACCAACATCCTCGCCTAATATAACTGTGCCTGTTGTAGCTGGGTACTCATTGGTGTCGTTTTCGTACATAGCTAACACACTTGGTGCGAATGAGAGTGCTTCAGTAAACTCAAGGTCGCCACCAAATCGATCAGGTTGAGGGAATGCAACAACCCACCCCACACCTATAGCACCTTTTCGTAAAAGATTTATTTGTATTTGTGCTAAAGTTTGTCTTGATAAAGGGTAGCCACCTTCATTAGTTATGTCTTCTTCTGTTATGTTTAGTATTGTAAAATACCCTGAAGGTTGTTGTTTAGGTACAAAAGCATCAAAAGTTTTTAGTTTCAATACATCTAAAACTGTTGACTGATTAACTACAGGTATCGTAAAAATTACAAGTAAACATATAAAAATTATTTTTTTCATCAACTGCCTTGTTTAATTGTTATTGTGTTAGAAGAACCTCCGTTCACCTTAACTATGTTTTCTACTCCATTTTGAAAAAGAATAACAGTATAAGCATTAGAACCATCTAAATCAAGTCTGACAGATTCTCCTACATTTCTACGCAGACTAATTATCTGACCTGTTATTATCGTTGTTATTTGCGTAGCTTTGTCTTGACCTATCTCTGTTCCAGCAATACGAATACCTACACCACCTTGTTTAAGCTGATCCTCTTCTTCTGATATAGCTAATGCATCTATAATATTTAATAAATCTTCAAGAAAATTTACATCTAAATAGTTTATGTCTAATTCTGTAAACTCTAGGTCAGCTTCGTTATCTAGAAAATCTTCTGCTAAAAAATCTACATCTAAATCTGAAAAATCTAAATAATCTGCTGTAGTTTGTAATTGAGTTTCTTGTAACGATGCATCTGTTTCTCTTGGTGGATTTACTATCAACATATTGTCTATAAGATCAAGACTGATGTCGAGTATAACTGGTTTAGAAGGAGATTGATTGTATGTTTGCGTAGTTGTTGCTTGAAATGCTTGATTAAGTAATACCTCACCCATAGCTGTTTTTACCAATATTTCACCAGAAGGGTTTCCGTATTTATCTGGTAAAAGTATAACTAATGATGAACCTGTTTCTGGTGTTGTTGTGATTGTGAAATCTGTTCCTCTTACAAACACATCAGCACTTTGCGTTTTTATGTGTATAGCTTTTTTATTATTAAATTTACCTGTAACAAATCTTGCAGTACCTGATGCAAAACGTAGTGCCATTTCTGATTTATTAGGGTTTGCATCGTACACATACGAATCAATCACGAGTTTACTGTGTGGCATAACACGTACGATAGTTTCATCAACAAAAGTAACAGCTAACTTTCCCCCTTCTGTTTTTATATTGTCTAACTGTTGTATTGGAAAAGCTAGTTCTGCTCCGTATGGTTTATCCCTGACAACTTGAGCATTGCCATTTAATTCACTGATATTTCCTATATCAGCAACTTGTGCCTGTACCTTGGTCGTTTTGAATGATACAAACAGTGCTAGTAGTAGTACCAACACTCTGAACTTTGAGCCAGTCATTGTCTTGTGTAGATGCCTGTGTTATGTTAAATGTACGATTAGAACCATCATGATCTAGCCAGAAATAACCACCTGCGTATCCAGTTCCAGCATACGTAACTGCGTTGTCATTTCCATCCAAATTAATGTAGTTAGTCGCACCATCTACATTAACTCCTGCTGTTATAGTGTTACTTGAACCATTAACTATCCAGTCTAGATCAAGAGTTCCTGCTAAAGCAGTTGTTGCATGATTTAAAGTAAATGTGTTTGTACTTCCTGTTACATCAACATTGACATTAGAACCATCTGCCCCATACGTATTACTTGGATCTGTTTGCATATTAAAAGTGTTTGTGTCTCCATCAAACTCAAAAAATCCTATGTAATTGTCTGCCCAAATATCTCCTAAGAATTTATTTGTGTTTCCTATTTGATTTATGTCCAATGTCATAACTGTGCCATCTAAGTCTAGTGCAGTCATAGAACCTGCAG